ACAGCCTGAGCCATAGCTTCTGCTTTCTCTCTACCCAGGATCAGGGGAATGTCTGAGGGGTTCTGGGTGGCTAATAACCGGGCATAGTTGGGCGGCACCTCTACGGTGTTGATGACCACACTGGAGGGGATGGTGTCAGCGGCTAGGGTTTGGCCAATGAGCCGTCCGTCAATGGTGCCCCCTTCGATAGCCAGGGCCATCTGTCGCTGGATGAAATCGGTCTGGGCTTCTGCCACCCCCTGCAATGCTTCCACCAATAGCGCCTCAGCCTCTGCCCCAGCGGTGGCGATACTCTGACGGGTCTGGAGCAGAAAGGCCCTGAGCCGTTGGGCGTTATAGCTGGCAGGACTGCCCCCTTGCCCCAGGTCGATGGTGGCCAACTGTTTGACCGCATCAATATAGGCATCATTGAGCAAAGTCAAGAGCCGGTTACTAACGCCATTGCTGTAACGGTTTAGGTAGATTTGCCGGGTGATGATGGATTGGACTGGATCATCGCGGTTGACCATTATCTCCTCCCATCTCAGCCTGAGCCTGTTGGCCCTCTAGGGCAATCTCTTGGGACTGCCGCTGTTGCTCGGCCTGCTCCGCCAACAGTTGGGTCTGTTTCTCCACCAGGGATTGCTGGGTCATCTCGATTTCTTTCTCTACGTCAAACTCTGTCACACCGGCAAAAACGTCACCGTCTTGCAGGATTTCTAACAGGGTTTTGTGGGTGATGGCTTGAGATAGCCACAACTGCATATAGGCGTTGATTTCGGCAGGGTCTAAGCCAACATCGATGAAGTCCCGGTTAACCTTAGCCGTGCCCGCTTTCTCACCCAGATAGGCAGAGTGGAACATCAGGCAGTTATCCAAGCAATCCTCAATGCCCTGGGCCAGAGTGTTCAGACCAGCATCCCCTTGGGAACGGTCAATGCGTTTGGCTTGGGCAGTCTCGGCTCCCATCTTTTGCCCCATGATGGCCGCCAACGATAGGGAGTTAATCTCATGCTCGATTTTGGCTAACCGTTCAGCCTGGGCACTGAAGGAAGCACCACCCGGCTCGATGTATTGAGCCTTGCCATCAGAGGGGAAATTGATGGCCTCGTTTGGCCCGACGGAAACCTCGTCCACCGTATTAGGAAAGCCGAAGAAAGCCAGCATGGGCACTGCTGAGATATGGAGCATCCAATCCAGGTCACTTTGTACCTGATAGTGCTTCAAATTCAGGTAAGCCACATCCAAGAGGGGCGGACGGGATTCTAGCACCCTCACCTTATCGGCGTAGCAGATTGAGAAGGGGATGTACTCCAGAGAAGTTGTACCCTCGTCAGATAGGCGATAGTCTCCACCCTCCTCCACCTGGGTATAGAGTCGCCATTTCCCCGGCTCTAGTACTCTGATGCGGTAGAGGAAACGTTCGCCAAATTCGCCATCAGGCTCGGTAATGGACTCCCTTAGCCGTAGCTGGGTTAGTTGCTCTACTCCCCCTTTGATGGTGCTACGCCAGCCTAGGATGTCTTTTGGTTCGTACAGCACCCAGTAGGGGCGACGGTTGGCAGTCTTCTCCTCTGCCAAAGTGAGGATGGGTTGGTCTTCGGTGGGCACATCGACTAGAACGCCGCAATGGCCATAATAGACAGCGCACTCTAGCAGTTTCTTGGTGAAGACCTGAAGATTGTCACCCAGCAAATTCACGTTGTATGCGTGTTCAAGAAATTGATCAGACACCTCATCAAGAGCCACCTCCTTGCGGAGTATCAGCCCGGTAATTAACTGCTGGAGGCGGACTAGGTAAGGGGAAAGGACAGAGCGGTTGAGTCGGTTGTCATACGCCAAATCGGACTCCCGTGGCTCTTGGGGCAAAAACTCTTGGCGGCGTTGCCGGATAGCGTATGTCCCACCCTTGAGGGCATCTATCAGCTTCCAGTGCTTAGCCATGTCCAGATAGGCCCAGCAGGGGTCTTCAGGGCGGCGAACAGCCACGGCCCTGGTTAGGTAAGGGGCACGTTCAAACTGGTTGTAATACAAATCTTGGCTCATTTATATAATCCCAAAAATAAATAATTTTACTTTCTATTCTAACACTTTTTAGGGCAAAATAAAAGCCCCAAATCCAATCAGGAAGGGGCTTTGGAGGTGATCGTGTTTGCTTATTGTGGATCTTGTTTTCTCAGTTGATGCAGTCTTTGTCTTGTCCTGTATCTGATTTCCTCAAAGGTCGCATCATCTAGCCATTCCTGGGAAATTTCATAGAAAATGGCATGATATGCCATTTGCAGGATGGTCTTAAATTCCTGTTTCTCTAGCTTTGATTCCCTAGAAACCTCCTTGGTATTTGTTTTTTCTTGTTCTTTCAGGTAAATAATCCTTTGGTCAGCATATCTAATCAATTCCTTGATATAAAACCGTTTTTTGCTGAACTCGGAATAGGCGAGGGAGTGTCTTTCTGCTTGCTTTAGTTGGTCGTTGAAGTATTCAAGATTCCCCTGTAGTTGCGCTTTGGCTATTTTTACGTCTGCCAATGGCAAGGCGAAAATTATGTCTTTGGTGTATTTTTCCATTCCAAACACTGGGGATTAAAACAGATAGACTTAACCATGTATTCATGCTTCCATTCGTAGGTAATACCTTGACGAAGCAATATACCCTTATGTCGCTCATACCCAATTTCATCTTGGACAATAAGCTTATCTACGTCGTCGGGACAGTAAACCATTAGCCGTGGCGGTTGTTCCCAGTCAATGTCCCCATCTTCATCCTTTTGATAGCGCTCTGTGATGTCAGACGTTACTGGAATACCTAATCGAATGGCTTCTTCTCGATGTAGCTTTATATTCCTCCAAGTTGAAGGATTAGAGAAACCAAAACAGCAAAGACATTCATCAAGTGTACCAACCATGTCACACTCGTCATAGTCCACAAATCGCCAGCATTCTGCTGACTCAACATTGACCTCTTTGTTTTCCTTCTTAAACTTATGAAGCAGTGATTTGTACTTGGCGACTTCTTCTCTGATTATGCTTTTCCCGGCAGATTCTATCGACCTACCAAAGAAGTCCGATCTGATTGCCTTCTTTGCCATTTTTCGTGAATGCAATTTTTTCATTGTTTTTCTCCCTACCGGAAATAAGCATGAATCACTTCATCGAGACGAGGGCCAATTTCGTAGTGTTTAACGTCAAAGTCACCTATGCGCTTACTGAAGGCAGATTCAATATGCTTAGCGACATAGCGCCCCAATCCTGAGCCACAACCAATGCGATCCACGGGATAGCCCAATTCCTTAGCCCGTACCTTGGCGATGGTGTATTCCTTTTTGCCTGCTCCTAGTAGTTTCTGGTTCCGCATTAGCTCTAGGTCATCGGTTAGAGCATCTTCTAGCAGGGCCTTGAGTTGAGCGTTAACTTGTAGGCTAGGCAGAATAGCGGCCGCCTGGACGTAATCAATAGCGTCTCGTTGAGGAATTAGCTTTACATCTGGCTGTGGCGCGTAGCCATTTAGCTTGCTGAGTACCTCCTTTAAGCCAAAAGCACCAAATGCCCGCATCAAAGCCTTGGCCCCTGGAGCCTTAGCCTTGGATTCGTAGGCGAAATATTCAAGAACCAATATTACTGCTACCGGCGGAAACCCATTTTCCGCCAAGTCCGCACACTCAAAGCCTTGTCCCGTAAGCTTTTCAGCTAACTTTTGGGATTTGAAGTCCGCACCGTCGATTACAGACTTGTCGTTAACATCTGCCATCCGAGCTACACCACGAATAGATAAGTTGCCATTAGGCATGGCTTCATTCGCAATTAGGTTAAACAGAGCTTCAGGTGTAGCGATTAGTCCGAAGCTTGGCAGGTTAGAATTATTCATGTGAATGACTCCGTTTCAGTCGTTTACTTGCCCCTGGGAGGTGACACTCCGCGAGGGGTTCGCTTTTAGGATAGCATTTTGTTCGTTATACGCAACAAAAAACAACTAATAGAGCTTGACACCAGTTCCAGACCCGGCCCTTTGATGTATGAACGAGTACTCCCGGTGCAAAAAGTAGCCCATCGCATCCCCCAAATGGTCTAGTCCATTAGTTTTGTCTGGCATTTCCTTATCGTCATAGGCCTGTTGCTCTAGGGTTTTGAGTAGCTGGGGGCACTTGGCGGTATTGACCATAAACCGACGCTCCCCGGCCGCATTGAGAATCAAGGTATTACAGGTCAAGATGCGGTCTCGGATTGGCGGATTGGCCCTGGGTGCGTTAACCTTCAGCCCTGACTCCCTCAATAGCTCGATGTCTGACCGACTAGCCGATGTGTGGGAGGCCGAGCCGGAAGCATCAGGATAGACCCAGATTTTGCCATGGCGGAAATGCTCAGGGTACCGCTGTTTGATGGCGGCAATCATGGCGGAAGTGTCACGCAGTTTGGTGAACTCATCCACCGCTACAGGCCACATTCCACTTTTGATAAAGACGACGCTTGACATCTTGCCAATGTTGAAATCCATCCCAAGGTACAATTGATCATCTGCCAGGGCCACCCGGTCAGAGTGGTTGAGGGTACGGCTAAAGTCTGGATAGACGGCACTGGTATTAAGGTTTACAAATTCCCCGTTAATGTACGCCTCGATTAGTTCAGGGGGATAGTTAGCCCTCAGAGATTCAACATAATCAGGGGGCAGGAAATAATTGTCCGTCGTCCTTGCCCGGATAAGCCGCCGGTCTTCAGCCTCATTGGTTACAAAGATGTTATAGAGCAGACCAAAGCCCTCGGGAGTGGACACCACACCAATCTGTCTCACCTTGCCGGTACGGATACGACCTTGGATCAGATTCCAGGCCTTATCTGCGCTCCCCTTGTCGGCGGTGTCGATTTCATCCACTAGGGCAAAAGCGGCGTTGTCCCCCCTGATCCGGTTCCAGTTCTCAAAGGAACGGAGGTATAGGGTCGAGGTAAAGCCATCGAAATACAGTTTGACTTCGGGCAGTGGGGACAGTTTTAGCTCATAGTCCACGCCCCAATCCTGAAAGCGGTTGGTCATCTCTGGGACGATCAGGGTACGGATCATGGTGTTGTTGGGTTCCAGCACCAATCCCAAACAGCCTGGGTTAGCAATGGCCAGCAATACGGCCTTGCCCACCAAACAGCGAGTCTTACCGGCCCCGAACCCTGCCACCAGGCCAAGAATGCGGTGGCTTACATCGTCCAGAAATTCCTTTTGGTGGGGGAGGTGGAGGTCGGCCCTCACAATGCGCTCGATGTCTTCAGCCTTGGGGTACTGAGGGCCATGGGCCTGGCGTTGGCGTTCATCATGGCCCTGGATGGTGAACAGGTCATCAAAGGCCCTGGAGAGGATAAGGTCTGTGTACCCCTTAGCCATCCTCGTTCTGAAGGCGATCTAAGAGTTTATCGATAGCCAAAGCGCGGCTCCACAACTCGGCCACAGGCATTAATGACCGAACAATGTTGGCGGCCTTGTTGGCATCGTCGAGGGTGAGAATGGATTCATTTTTCTCCATGAAATCCATAATTTGTTTAACACAGGTAGCCGAGGCTTTGAATGCGGCTTTGCCAACTTGGAGATGATTCCTGCGAAACTCGCTCAGTTGTTCCCTGTACTCTTTTTGGCGGGATTTTATCGCCTCTTTTTGCATAAGGTAGTCCTGGTCTGTATCCCAGGCGGACACCCTCTCCATCCAGTTGTACTTCACTGACCACCGTGCCACAACCGTTGTGGCTT